TGCCTCTTCCACTGCCACTCGATGAGCGGATACCAGTAATTCTCGATGCGCCCCTTGCCTAAATCCTTGGTCGTGATCGAGCCGCCGCGATGACCCTCTGCAAAATCGTAACCGATAGCCTTGGTAACGGTCTTTACGCCTTGCTCGTCCATCCATTTCCGCACCCTTTTGTTTTGCGGCTCAACTTTGTATTTCATTGAGCAGGCTTTGAATCCGTAGGCGAGAGAAGGCAGCGTTTCATTGCGGAGGCAGTCGCCCTCCAAAGATGTTTGCTCTCCCTTGTAAGTCTTGAAGACCGTCTCAATCGGCAGGCCAAACCACTCTTGGCACTTGTCCGACATAAAGCGCAGATGCTCGTAGGTGTGCGGCAACTCGCCGCCCGTGTCGGCAAACAGGATCAGCGCAGGGCGGATGCCACGCTCGCGGAAGCCGCAAAGCATGGCGGTGCTGTTGGTGCCGCCGCCGTAGGCCACGATGAGAGGAGAATCCATTAGTAACTCCCTCCTCCACGCGGACGCAGGATGTCGCCCTCGACGTTGTTGCAGCCGGAAAGCACAAGCATGCGGACGAGGTCAGGGAAATCCTTGCTGCTTCCCTTGTTGCCGTCAGCGCCTGTCCATTCCTTCATGCACCAGATTAGGTTCTGGCAGTTCTCGCTGATGTAGAGCTTCGGCTGGTTCAGTGCGTCGAGCGGCTTCTGCGTGTTGTAGTGCAGCCAGTCGTTGATAAGCCCGACACCTTCATCAATCGTGTCGCCGGGGGCGGCAGAGAAGTCCATGCCGAGATCACTCATTTCTTCGATGAGGGTGGTCGGCCGCTCTTTGGCCAAGGTCTGCGCGTTGCCATAGCGACTGTCCATCCATCTCTCAAAGATGCGCTCGCCGTTCTCGACGTTGCGGATTTCTTCGATGTATCGCTCTAGCCCGAATCCAAAGTCCTTTTGCGCGGGACCTTGGCGCCCGTCCGCCTTCTTGCCATCCGGCTCGGCCCACATGCCGGGGTAGCCGACGCCTTCGACATACTCGTTCGGGCAGGGCCACTCGCGGTAAATGAAGCAACGGTTGGCACTATCGAACAGCGCCCAGATCATGGCCCAGTTGCGCGCGGAGCAGGGGTCGATGAATTGGTAGCGGGTGCCCTCCTTGGGAATCCATTCGTGTTTGATGACGTGAACCTTGTCGTTGAATAGCGGGAAGCGGTTGTTGATGGAGCGGGTCGGGACGCCATACGCACGGCAGAGGATCTTCTCGCGCGTCTCGTTGCGTAGCTCCTGCTGCATGCGCTCCCAGCCGGCCCACGGATTGTTCTTGGTCTGGAAGTAAATGATCGGCCGGCCCTTGCGCCCTGTCTGGACGATGGGCACTTTCTCGTAGCCGACGATGACCTTCTCGCCTTTGTTGTCCTCAAACTTGGGCAGCAACTCCGCATCGCACTCCTCCACGTTGCGGGCGCCGGTGAGGTAATCTTTTACCGTGGGCGAGTAGCCTTCGATGGGGGTGAACGTGACGATGAGCACGCCGTTCCTGTCGAGAAGACGGAAGCGCAGGGTCTCCAAGAAATCCAGCGGCACCAATTCGTCGCACCATGCTATGTCAATCTCGCCGCCTTCGATGGTGCTGATGTCCTGTGCGTAGTTGCGGAAGATGCACTGGCTGCCATTCGGTGCGACGAACTTGTTTTCGGTAAAGCCACCCTTGACCGAGTAAGTGATATTCGTGACCGTGCCCTTGCGCGCCTGCCGCCAGTCGGCCGGCAGATATTTGAAGACGCGGGGTTGCATCATCTCAATGCTGTTTGGGGCGGTGGTCTGGAAGCACCACGCCACGGATTGTTTCTTGTGGTATAGGCGGTGGATCACCTCGCGCGCGGCCCACTCCGTTTTGCCGGATCTGTTGCCGCCCATGACAAGGATTTCGCGGTTGTCCTCCAGTAGCTGACTGGCCTTGTTCCAGATCGGTGGGCGGTAGCCGTAGCGGTAGGGGTCTACCTTTTCCTTGAGGATTAGTTCTTCCCGCTTGAGCAGCAGATCCCAGCCCTTCTCTGGCCCGATAGCCAAGAGCACGTCCTTGGGCGGCAGCTTCATCACCGGATGAGCAGTCGGCGTGAAGCGGGAGCGAGGAGTGGATTTCTTGTCGCTCATCTAAAAAATGGCGGGGCGGACAAATTCCCCAAGATGTCCGCTTCCCGCCGCGCATCGGCAGAAACAACGCTTCGCGCACGGTCCTCCCGGACCATTGTTGAGCGGTTCCTGTTGTCCTTTGCGCAAAGTCATTAGCGTTTCAGCAATTCGCTGACGGGACGCAGCTTGTCGTGCGGCACGAAATAGCACGGAGGCGGTGACGCGCATTTCCACTCGTCGCGCTTGGCGTCCTCGGCATTGATCCACCCATGGACAACGTAGTCGGGCGATTTGCCGCTGACCGAAATCACGATGCCCGAGTCATCGGGGCGGACCTTGAGGTTCGGGCGCTGCGACCAGCGCACTTCGTAGTTCGTCCCAGTAATGTCGGGCGTGTGAAACGTGTTAACGCCAAAGCCCCAATAAAGCCCGAGCAACTTGGCCACGGCGCATTCGGCGTGTGCAGCCTCAATGTGGAATCCCCACAATTCTCCCGGTGTCTTCTCGGGGAAGCGCGGGGCACGCTTGCGGAAGGATGCCTCGGCATTGCGGCGAGAGCCTATGTAGGTCGAGACAAGGACTTCGTTTTGGTTGAGGGAGACGTTCATGTGTGCGGTTGTGTGCTAATTAGGCGGCGAAAAGTGGCAGCTCTGTGCTTGCTTCCGGCGCCGCGATCCGCGCCTTGGCGATCTCGACGTATTCCGCCTCACGCTCTATGCCGATAAAGTTGAAGCCCTCCAGCACAGCCGCCTTGCCCGTGCTGCCGCTGCCCATGAAAGGGTCGAGCACCGTGCCGCTAGGCGGCGTGACTAGGCGGCAGAGGTAGCGCATGAGGGCGGTGGGCTTGACCGTGGGGTGGTGGTTGCGACGAGGGCGGTTTTCTCTAACTCCCGTGCCGTCACCCTTGCTTGTGTTTATGTCGCCTCGTCCGTGCCCTTCAGTGATACAAATAATTCGCTCCTCCAAGCCTTCGCACCCCTCGTCCCGATCCTTCTTGCTTGCCTTGGCGCAGTAGAAGAAGCGAGCGGCGGAGCCTCCGGCATCCTTATGCCCATAGGTAACATGAGGAAGTTCGCGGCCTTTTGCTATGCTTTTGAACTCTCCATTGTTTCGCGGTGTTGCCTTGCTTGCGCTTGTCACCGGAAACAGCCCCACCACCTCCTCGCTGCCGTCGTGGATCAGGTTGGCGGGCCACCTTGCGCCTATGTTCTTAATGGTAGACGGGTCTGCGTTCCAGCCCCCTTCGTAGCCGCCGAGTTTGTCTCTCCCGTCAGCATATCTTTCGTGGCACGCCATGTTTGCGTCGTAGTTTTTCTTATCCGCTGCGGGAACCGCCACCCTGCACCCATCCACATTCAGCGCCCCGGTGCCGTGCTCCAGCACGTTCGCGGCCACGGTGCCGGTCAGCGGCTTGCGGGCTACGGTGATCGGCTCCAGCGCGGGTTTTAAGGCGGTGCCCCAGCCTTGCCATTGGCGAGCGGCTTCGGTGGATGGCGCGGTTTCGCAATATGTTTGTTTCGAGCCATCGGCGTGTCCGATGCCTGTATCACCTTGGCCGTGATTATTGATCTTCTGAGGAGATTTTCCCCTGCCGTCCGTTCTTATCCCAACAACCTCGCGCTCCGCGCCAGCCGCCTTATCAATCGCCTTGCTTACATCCAGCGACTTCGGAAACCCGCTGCCATACACCCAAGCAATCATGTCGCGGATCTCAAATCCTGCGTCCTCAATGCGAACAGCCATGCGGTGCTGTGTGCGCGTGCCAGCAAAAGCTAACAAATGTCCTCCGGGCTTTAGAACGCGCAAACACTCGCGCCATATCTCCTCGCTCGGCACATCGTAGTCCCAGCGTTTGCCCATGAAGCTGAGGCCGTAGGGCGGGTCGGTGACGATGGAATCCACGCTGCCGTCAGCCATGCCGCGCAGGACTTCTAAGCAGTCTCCGTGGCGCAAATCCACGCTCACGCTTTTTCCTCCTCAATATCCAAGGTCGGATTCGGCGCACTGACGATCTGGTCGATGCGGACGGTGAGCCATTCGCCGTTGTCCTCGCGGATGAGGGTGACGTAGTCGTTCTCCCCGCCGCCGTTCTTGCAATAGATGAGCGTGCGGCAGGGGGCGTCCTTGCCTTTGACGTAGACACGCTCGCGGTCGGGGAAGAAGGCGATCATAGGAAGGTGGAGCTACGGCTCAGGTCGCTACGCCCGGATATATCCAGACGCCCCTCAATGACCGCAGCTATGGTGGGCCGCGATAATGCGGCTTCTCCACCAAAGTAATGGGCAGCAGGCTTCGCTTTTGTTGCGCTTACGAAGCTGGCGGTTATGTGACTAGCGGGGCGAATGCCTCCTGCCGGCGCAATACCTTTGACTGCTGCTAAAAAGTTCATTTGTTTAAGACTCAAATCCGCGCGTTCTTCGACGCTCGGCCCAGTTAAATGATTCTGGCCCCTTAGACGTATTGCACTCCTTGCAGAGTGGTTGGATGTTCGTAATTAAATCGGACCCCCCTTGGTAAATTGGGATAATGTGGTCTTTTTCAAGTGCTTTACCTTTTATTCCGCAGCGGACGCACCTGTTGCCAAACTCATTGCAAAGCTCTTCCCATTCCCATTTTTTGTGACGGCCCTTGCCTCGCGCTACCCTTAATCTTAAATCCCGCATGCGCCGCCCTCTTGTTGCGCAGTCTCCAATTCCTATTTGAACTCCATGTATCCAAGTAATATATTCCTCTGACCATTGAGAAAAGTTGTTGGCCTCATTAACTATTTTGCGCAAAACGCTAGAAGCAAACTCAACTCCAGATGCAAAAATTTCCAATTCTTGCTCTGGGCGCGCAATATATTCCGATGGAAAAGAATTCATTTACCCTTACGCTTCCTCATCTCCGCGCACAAGGCGTCGGCCTTGCGCTTGGCGGCTTCGGCGACGAGCTTCTGACGTTTGCTCTTGAGCAAAGTGATGGTCTTGTCGATTTCCTCGATCTCGGGTGTCATAATTCGATACTTCTCCATAGTGTCAGGGTTGCACGGTGATGTGCCACAAGCCGATCTGCGCTACGGCATAGCCGAACCAGATGAGGCCATTCCAAAAGTTGTGATGGATAAACGCTTGGTCGATGGCCACGGCGAAATACATGAAGCCGACGATGGCGATGAGGACGGCGCTGGTCACTTGGCCTTGAACCCTCCGCGCTTGGCCTTCATGTCGGAGTAGACTTTGGGCGAGACAGTTGACTTGCTCTTGGGCCGGCTGGTGCCAGCGGCTTTGCGGGCGTTGATATTTGCGTAGAGTCCTTTTTTCATTAGCAGCTCCATGCCTTGCGGCTCCAGTAGTTGGCCGAGAGTTTGTCGCCCGTGCCCTTGATGCCGCCGCTGCGGGCGCAGTAGCTGGCCTTGCGCGCCGGCTGATCCTTCTTAATCGACATGTTGGGGTCGCCGAAGCGGACCAACTTGGTCTGTTCTCCTGACTTGGCCAACACGGCAAACTTCTTGGGGCCGTCCGGGGTGCGTTTGGGTTTGTTGTATCCGGAGAATGTTTCTCCTCGGTATTTGATGCTCATGGTTTTTTGTTCAGTTTTGCGCGGATGCGCGGGTCGTAATGTCCGATAAGATAGGCGCCGGTCTCCTCGTCGCCGGACTCGATGTGGCGGGTGAATCCGTGGATGGCGTGCCAGAGTTCGTGCGGGAGCGAGGACTGATCCTCGGGATAAGACTCAATCCAGATCAAAGCCCAGCCGCCGTGACTCATGCACCAGCCAGCCGCCGTGTCATCGGGGGCGTTGGCCGGGTCATCGGCGTCCATGTCCATCACCTTGGCGCAGCGGCGCAGCGCGACCTTCTGCGGGTAGTTCGCATAGACTTCTATGCTGGTCCCGTAGAGAGGTTCGCTGACGATGGCGCGGCGGGGCTTTTTCATGTCTTTAGATGTTTGCCCAGAAGTGCCCGCCGATGCGGTCGGCGGCTTCCTTGTCGCGGCAGGACTCTTGGATGTCCTCGTAGCTGCTTGCCTCACGTTTTTCGCGGGCAGCCTCCTTGGCTTCGGCGTCTGGATTTGTCATGCCGCCTCCTTGAGTGTGCTGAACGCCGGTTGCCTCGGGTCGTAGCCTTTGACGTGCCGCCACAAGATGCAGGCGGCTTTGAAGGCTTCCCAATGCGGGACAAGGCTGTCGTGCCTGTAAGGCTCAACGCGGCCGACTTCCGTGGTGGAGATGTAGACGTTGTAACCGTGGATGGTGTGCAGCTCGTCTTCGCCCCACTTGGCCACGGCATAGGCGGCGAGCTGCATGCCTTGCGTGTCGTATGGACCGACCTTCTGCTTGGGCTTGGTCTTGCGCGTCTTGTAGTCGATGACCATGCGGGTGCCGTTGGCGTCACGCGCCAGCACGTCACAGCGGCCGGCGTAGCCGTATTCCAGATTGACGAGCGTTGTCTCGATCTCGTCGTAGGTGATCTTGTTGTTCTTCTTCCACTCCATGACGGGGGCGACATAGGCCCACATGTCTTCGGGCACCGCGCTCGGGCCTTCCATGAGCAGCTTTTCTAAGGCGTCATGCACTTTGCTGCCGAGATCGGCGGCGGCTGCGACCGGGGCCTTGCTGGCGCCGATGACTCGCTCGCAGAAATACTCAATGGTCTCGTCGCCCTTGGGTGGGGTGTTGAAGGCGGCTATCGCAACTTGCGTGGCCTTCCAGTTGAGGAGGGCGGGCTTGTCGAGGATGCCGGTGTAGCCGGTGACGGACGGGAGAAGCAGGAGCTTCTTGGCGTCAGCTAACGTGGTGTCTTTGAGTCCGCTGCCGTCTTTCTTGGGAAGCTGGTGGCAGGGGGTGCCGTCTGGCTTATACCAGTGGCCGCCGTCTACGGATTTTGATTCAGATAGGATTGCCATAACTTTGGGTGGTTGCGGGGGCCGGAACACGACGGCCCCCGCTGTTACCACTACGGACGCTTACTCCGTTGCCAGACCCACGCTCCACTGATGGTGTGGGAAATCTGTGTTTCTTTGTTGGCTTCGCGGGCATCGGCC